GAAAATATTGGTGACGCTGGAGATGGTCGCGTTGTTGCAACGCACGTTGCCGGGGAATGTGCCGGCCGTAGTGGTCGAATCAAAAATGTACTCAATCGAGTAACCGCCGGACGCGCCGTCAACGCCGTGCGCCCCGGTCGCTCCCGTGCTGCCAGTGGCCCCGGTCGATCCTGTTGGGCCAGTTGCCCCGGTCGGACCTGTGGCGCCCGTGTCGCCCTTTGCCGCCGCGATGTCCCAGTAGGTCGCGTTGGTCGGCAGGTTGCCGGTTGACGCCAGAATGCACGTGTACGTCGAGCCGAGGTAAGAGACGGCATCGGCGGGTGAGTAGGCGGTCGCACCGCTGTACGCGCCCCGCCAGTTCATGGGGGATCCGTTGGTCCCGTTGGTCCCATCGGCGCCATCCACTCCATCGGCCCCATCCGCTCCGGGTGCGCCCGTGGGTCCGACCAGCGAGGCCAGCCAGGCGGTTTCGTCGCCAACGAAGCCGTTATCGACGGCCACTTGATAAGCCGATTCCCCATCCGCGCCGGCCGGTCCCGCCGCTCCGAATTCCTTGTTGCCACCGGCCGTGCCGAGGAAGAGCCTTTCGTTTCCCCCGTCAGTGGTCATCGCCGGCTCGCCGACCGCCAGCGTCGGGATGCCGGCGAAGGGTCCGTGTTTGATCTGAATCGTTCCCGCAAAATCTGTCGACATCACCAAGTCCCTCCGCTGATTACGCCGCCCGTGATTGTGCCGCCGCTGATTTTTGAACCGCTCAAAGTTCCCGAAATGTCCGCAAACGAAATCGCGAGATCCCCGCCGGTGTACAGGCCGTGGACGAAGTTCAGCCCGAACGTCTGGTTGGCTCCGGACACCGGGTCAAATCCGATGGAGCTATCCCCGGCGAAGGTCAGGATCCCGTATTTGACCGAATAGGTTCGAGCGTGGCAGTTTTGGGAGAGCGAGAGGTTGTCCGTCGACAGTAGTGACGTTCCCGACGCGCCATAAACCGCCGTGAAAATCGAAGCGTATGAGCCGCCCGTCCCGCCGTTCGTCAGGAAGTTCCAGCCATATTTTGACCCGTCCGTGTACGCCTTGATTTGGGCGCTCGCACCGACGCCGGAGACGATGCTGGTGAAAGATCCGGTCTGTAACTCGCCGCTGTTGGGCAACCCGGCCGTCTTGCCGGTCACCCACAGTGCGCCGGACGAATTGGTAAATAATGCCCCGTCACTCCGGTCGTAGAGACCAACCCACAACGAATCAACACCCTTTGATCCGTTGCCGAGATGCTGGCCGAGCAGGTTGATAATCCCGGACACATCGTGGGCCGTGTCGGGGATCTGAGGGTTCGGCGAAAGCTCCATCATCACGACGGCCATCTTCACGCCGGTGCCGGACTCCTTCCACAGGATCCGGTGGAAGCCCGTGACTCCGCTCAGCAAGTAAGCGGAACTGGTCGCCGTTGGCGAGGCGTACCCGTGGCTCGCGTCGGTGACGTTGATCTTGCACACGCAAATCCCGGCGATGGTGGCGCGTCCGATTTCACCTGTGGATAAACCCTGCTGGGTGACGCACACGAGATCGGCCGGGCCGGTCGGAGCGAGTCCGGCAAACGCCGGTTCCTCCTGATTGTCAATCGGGTAATCGACCACCGACACCAGCGGATCGCCTAGCTTCAGCACGGCCATTTCCAGGAGCGTGGCGCCGGTGTCGTTGCGAACAATGATTTCGAGGTTGCCGATGAGCGGATCGTTGACGACCGCCGGGGCGCCACTGCGACCGACGCCGTGCGTGCGGAAGTGCCTGGCTGAGCTGAAGACCTGATTCCACATCGCGGCGCGTCGGTCGGGGATCGGATCGCCGGGGGAAACCGGCTGCAGCGGGTCGCTCATGTGCCGATCTCCAACCCGGACAAATCGCCGTACTCGTACACCCGCTCGACGTAGGCAGCCATCGGAATGCGGACTTTTCGGCCCCCGGTGTATTGCTCTGTGTAAGCCACCCAGAGGTATTCCCACCCGTACTTGGCGGGCACCGTGATCTCGTCGCTGATCTTGATGTTCACCTTGTTCGGGCTGACGCCCCATTTGTGCGTGATTGACCAGCCCTCGCCCGTGCCAAACTGGCCGTCAGCGCCGAGGTAAAGAACCTCGCCGGGAGCGCGTCCGTAGAAAGGCGCGATGTTGACGGTGCCAGTCAACTTGAAGAGGGTGTTCAGATATCGAAGCGTCACGGCTCCGCGGTGAATCTCACGACTGAATTCGTTCGTCCGCGAGATAATGTCAACACCCTCGACGGAATCGCGGGTGACCCCAATCGCCTGCTTGTAATCCGGGGGCGTCGTCGGCGGCCCGACCCCGCCAACCGGCGTGCGGCCGGTGGAACTGATCGTCTGCAGGCTTTGGGTGATGTGCTGCGTCCCGCCGCTGGTGGTGAACGAGAAGCCGGATTTCAGCGAATCGTCAGGTTGTGGCGAATCGGGCGGTGGTTGCTCCGATCCGGAGTCTTGCTGCCCCAATGCCTCGCTTGCCGGGATGCTGGCGTACCCCACCGACACGTCCCAATACGGGCCGCCGCGCGGCTTGCAACTCGCCGATTTGCGATACAGCCCGAAGAACGAAAGCGGAGTCTGCTGGAGAACCGCCGCGTACACCGCCTCATGATCGTCCGAACCGACGGCCAAAAACTCGCCCGTGAATGAGCTACTGTCGGTCGAGATTTCGAAGCCGCGAGACTTCACGCTTTCGTAAAGGGTGACGGACATTAGGTGAGCGTCCTTTGCTTCTTGAGTTCATCGGCCAGTGCCTTGGTGTTTTCGTCGATCTTCACCAGTGTCCGGGCTGCGTCGGCCGTCGCCCGGTACGTCTTGTCGGCGAGAGTTCCCTCGCTGAATTGCTGCCGCGCGTCATCGGCCAGACGGAATGCCCCGCGTGTGGCCTGAATCTGCGGGCCGAGCGCGTCAACACTGCGCGGCCGGTTGCCGTTGGCATTGGGATTCGCCTCGGACAGCCTCGACAGTTCGGCCCGAAGTTGGTCGAGGATCGGCTTGTACGTCGCCTGTGTTTCTTCGTCGATCTTGCGAAGGGCGGCGTCGAGCGTGGCCTCGGTCGTGTCGCCGATAAAGTTTTCGGCTCCCTCTTTTAGCTTGTTCCTTTGCGCTTCAATCTCGGCCATTCGTCGATTGAAGGCTACCAATGATTCGCCGTCTTGCTTTTGCTTGGCCTGCACCGCCTGACTTTCAAGATTGTCGGCAATCACGCCACCCGGCAGCGCGCTGATGGCTGCCTTTTTTGCGGACAAACCGAAGCCGTGCAGGCCTATTTCCAAATCCCGAATCCATTCGGCCATTTTTGCGGCAGTATCCGCAAAGAAATCGACGAACGACATGGAGGCCAGTTTTAAGCCCTTGGCGATACTGTTTCCGATGTTGACCATCAGCTTGTCAGTTGACGCCTCAATGCCCTGCATTCCCTCGAAGAAAACAAGCTTGGCCCCGGTCCACATAATCTCAAACAGCCGCGAGAAATCGTTGTCCGCGAACGCGCTCTTGATCCCCTTCCACGCCACCGAAGCATCCTCTCCAAGTCTCGCGATCCCCGGCCCAAACGACTCGGCGACCAACTCCCACGCCCGCAGCAGGGCCGGAAGAATCTCGTAGGCGATGCCGCCCCAGAAGGCCGCGACGACGGCGAAGGAGGCCCCCAGCCCGACAAAGGCCGCCGCCGCAATGCCGATGCCAACCCAAGTGGTCGGGTTGAGGATGATCCCGATGGCGGTCCATAACGTCGCGGCGGCCGTTGTCACGGCGGCAATGGCCGTGCCGACGACGTAGAACCCCGCGCCCAGGCCGACGACGAGAACGGCCGCCTTGGCGATGATCGGAATGAGATCCTTGTGTTCGCTCACGAACTCGCGGATGGAAGCGAGAATCGGCTTCAATGACGTAAGCAGCGGAAGTGTCGCATTCTGCAAGTCGATCCATGTCTTGCGCCATTCGCGATTGACTTCGACGGCATCCTTGATCGTCTGGGTGTCGAGCATCGGCGTTTCAGCCATCACGCCCGCGTAACGTCCGGGGTTATTCATCACGTCGTCGAGAGAGTCGCCGGTCACCTCGGCCGCGTATTGTAACCGTTGCATCTGATTGATGGTGAAACCGAGTTTGCGGGCCATCTGGTCGATGCCCTCGGCGCGGTCCGTGCCGGACTTAAGAAGGGCCGTGATTGGGGCGAGAGCAGAGCCGCCAACGAATGTCAGCCCAGAGCCGATGGACTTCAGCCCCTCCGCGAACGCCTTGACCTTGACGCCCATTCCCCGAAGAGCCTTGTTCAGCCCGGAGTCTTTGGCGTAGATCTCGACGAAAGCGCCGCCGGCGCGAACGTCGTTTGATTTGCCGCCGCCCCCGCCCGATGCCGCCGCCCCCATATGACCGTCCTCATTTGCCGCCCATCAGGCCCTGACGCAGATAGCCCCAGAATTGAGCCTTTTCCGATTCCGCAATCTTTCGCTCGATCACTGGATTCGGACGGCCACCAAATGGGTTCACCCGGTTGACATCCGGACGCGAACCGCCGAAGCCGCCTGCGAATTCAACAATCTGCCAGGCCGCGAGGAAGCCCATCACTCGTTTTCGCTCGTCAGCCATCCACTTCAGTTCCCGGAGCGTCAAATCCCCGGGTTCGATGCCGACGATTCCGGCGAGCCGGTAGCAATATTCGAGGAGATTGTGTTCAGGATCTTTTCCGGCGTCATCTCCATGAACTTCGCCAGACTCTCCCCTGCCCTCGTCATCGCCAGTTGTCGAACTTGCTCGCTCTTGACCCCCAGACTCCGCAAGGTCTCGCGGGTCCGGGGCGGGGAGAAATCCACAAGGGCATCCCAGAAGGCTTGAACGGCCGGTTCGCCAGCGTCCCCGGCGAGTGACTCTTGAAAGTCCTCTTCGGTGATTCCGGACGCCGCGATTTGCGGGCCGCACATACTCGCGAGTACATCCGCGAATAGGACCGGGGAAGCGGTGATCTCCATCAGCAACGCACACTCGTTCTTCAGCAAGTCGCCGAGATTCTTGCCGGTTTTTGTCAGCACTCGCTTGATGACGGGAACATTGATCAGAACCGTCCATTCGCGGTTTTTGCCGTCTTTGAAACTCGCCACGGAATCACCTCTTCACGATGTTTGCGAACTGCGGGGCAAAATTCGGTTGCTCAGCGTTGAGGGCCGGAACCATGAACGGGTGCGGCTTGGCGTTTGCCATGAACACCTTGCCGTCTTTGTGAACCAATACCGAGCCGCCTTGCTCCAAAACTGTCGGCACAAGGTAAGGCTTGGGGGCGGCCTTGCGGAACAGGGCCGGCCCGATCACGACGGATTTATTCTTCTCGTCGAAGGCGAAGTACAGATATTCCTTGAGCGGACTAAACGCCCGGTCGGTCACCGCACCCGTCTTTTTGTTCGTGTGTTCCTTGGTGAACAACTTGTTTTCTGGGTGAACATAAGGCGGTTTGCCGGCCGGCGCCCCCGGAGCCAGCTTGCCCCGTGCCTTTTTGGGGGCATTCCGAAGCGACGACCGGGCTCGCGTCCGGACGTACGCCCCGATCTTCGACAGGGCAGCGCGTTCGCGGCGGTCGATCGATGCAATCACTCTCGGCGTGTCGAAAAACGACGCCCGATTACCGGAAATGGAAACGTCCACAAGGCCCATGACTTACCCCGGCGAGGTCATCGTGAGGGCCGACGACGCGCCAACTGTCACGCACTTGGGCAGGTCGGGGGCGACGCCCGGCTTGAAGTCAAAATTCTTGTACAGGTTGTTGCCGATGGTCTGATCCTGACCTGTTTCGGAGACGTGCAACCACGCCCGATAGCCCTCGGTCCCCTCGCTGGTGATCGGTCCATCGAGGATGAGCAAGTCGAGCATCGCCGCCGAGACCGATGCCCCGGTCAGCGCCTTGTAATTGGTGTCGGCGTTGTCGCAGCGGGCGGTCGCCGTGAGAGCCCAATCTTGCTGGGTCGGCGCGTACAACTTGACGCGGCTGGCCCGCGTGCTGGCATCGCCAAGATCCCACGGCTTCCCGGTGTTCACGTCACGGATGATGTCCATGTCCACCCACGTCGGATCGTCGTATTCATCGGTGTTCAGATAGACCTTGGCCTTCACGGCCGGCTTGACCCCTGCGGTTGCGGACATGGCTCATCCCTCGGTGATTTCCCGAAACTCGAACACGACGGTCGAATAAAACAACTTTTCTTGATTCAACTTGTCCGGGTCGTACATCGTGACATCGTTGGTCTGGGTCGTGATTAGCCGGCCGTCGATCATCAGCAAATCACGGACGAAATCCAAGGCCCCGGAAACGATGTCCTGCACGAACTGCACCCGCTCGGCAATCCACTCCTTCGAGGGAGGCCCGGCCGTGTCGCCGGGGAATCGCTCAACAACGAGGGCGGTTGCCCCGTAAATCCATTCATCCTCGCCGCGAGTCGCCGGGCTGTTGGAATAGTTCAAACCGGGAAACAAGAATACCTTTCGGCCGGTCATCTTGTCATCAATCCCGGTGGCGATGAACACCCACTCAACCAGGTCCGGGGCCGTGACAGTCGCCGGGGCGATGCTGGCGTTCCAGGCGGCCAGCACCTGTTCAACCAAGGCGTCGGCCAGCGAAAGAATCTGGGCGGCCACTAGCTCACCTGCTTCATGTGAATTCGCCATCGGGTATGGCCCGGATCGCTCCAGCGCCAAGCCGGTTCTCCCGTGTTCGTCGGCATCACCTCGAACGTTGTCGTCGCGCCGTCGATGGTCTCAATGACCCGGTCGCCGATGGCAGGCTCTCCGGTGGCCAGGTCAACGGCTTCAATCAGATAATCCCGGTCGCCGAACTCGACCCTCGCCCGGTCTTCTAGGTTGCTGGTGAATACTGTCCGGCCGGGAATCGGCGTCAGCGGCAAGCGAATGCCGGATGATTTCTGAACGTAGACAACCGCCACGCCGGCCGCCTTCTTGGACTGCTCGCCCAGCCACGCTCGAGCCTTGGCGAACAGGTTCACGACAGTTCGCCCGCGATGATGATCCAGTTGTCAGCCCGTTGATGAACCGTCTGATCCGGCCGAAGCCCCTCGGCAGCGGCGAGAAGTTTATCCTGCCGCTCGCAGGCGCCCTTCGCCTTGCCCGTCAAGATGGCCCGGACCAGCCGGACGGGGATCTCAACGTATTGATCCTTCCCCGCCTCTTTGCCGGCGAGGAGTTTGGTCAGTTGTTCTTTCGCCGTGATGACAGCCATTCGATTTTTCCTCACTGTTGAGCGGAACGCACAGAAAGCCGGTCAACCACATACTTCCCGGTGTCGGCCCCGGTCGTCTTTTCAAGGTGCGCCAGAGCGCCAAGCGGGCCAACCGCATTGTCGATTCGGAACGTCGTCGCCGACAGCACACGAACAGCGTTGACGTACACCTTCACGTTTTCCGGTTGCCGGGCATCGATCCAAACCTCTGTCCGGTTGGATGCCCCGCTCCCCGCGGTAAACGTCTTCGTCGTGTCCGTCGCCGCAACCGTTGTGACACCGTCTTTCGATTGCACTTTGATGGCCGTCGAACCGCCGTCAAAGTGAATCAACACATGCTCTGTGATGGCATCGGCGTCTGTTGTCGAAGTCCCGTTTGCCAGACCGATGTTGAAGTCAACCGTGCCGCCTGAACCGTTCGATGTCACGCGAATGATCGCTTCAAGGATCGGGTTCGCAACCACGTCGAACCGATCTACGGACAGCAAATCGACACATTGAGCTTCGGTGGTCGCCGTCAGTTCCAGCGATGACGAACCGCCGACATGCTTGGGAATCCCGAATCCACCGGCGGCAGGCGTCCCCGTTGGCGTCGAAAGGAACGCGTCTTTGCGAAGATCAACGTCGTATCCCGCCTCCGAGACATTCACGTTGACGACGCAAACTGTGTCGGCTGATGCCGCATTCCCAACGATCCGGCCCGCGTAGAAGTCGCGATTTCCCGACCGGCGAAACGAAATCGCATTGTCCGGGAAACTCCAATAAGCCCGCCCGCCGTCCAAGAACTCAATCCCCGTCAGCTTTGGACAAGTGAATTGGCCGCGAGTTTCGTAAGCGGCCTGATCACCGACCGACGCGCCCGACGTCCCTTTGAGAACGCCAAGCGAGCCATCGGCCAATTGATCGACTTCGTTGACCGTCAACGTCGCCTGCGCCGTCTGCCGTATGTCATTCGACGCCCGGAGTGTGTTCGCCTCGCCCATGAGTGTTACGAAGCCTCCGACGATTGCTTGGCTTCGCGCGCCGCCCGGATGGCCTCGATGATCTGGGCTTTGTTTGCCTTGCCGTCCAAGACGATGTTTTCGACCGTGGCCAATTGCTTCAGTTCGGCAACGGTGCTTTCCTCAAGCCCGTCGCCGTCCGGTTCTTCCTCTTCGTCGCCCGCCTCTTCTTCCTCAACTTGCACCGGGGCGGGAGGATTTGCCAGCAACCGGGCGGCGCGGCAAAGATTCGTTGCCTTGACGAAAGCCGGTTCGCCGGGAGACTTTCCATCGATCACCGGGCAACCGGTCGTTTTGAGAATGTCCGCATCGGTCTGAGACAGGGAGACGGTTCCCTCTGATCCCTCCCAAGAGGCGGCCATTTCAATGAGTCGTTTGTGATCCGCGTGCATGGCAAGCCCCCGAATGATCCCCAAGTGAAAGCAATCAACCACTCGTTAACTCGGCAGCAACGGCACGCTATACCAAGTGGTCGCGTCGTAAGCGACCAGAAGAACACTCGTCTTGGCGGCAATGCTGAACGCCGAGTTCACCGCAACCGCGTTGACCGCGTCCCCCGTCGCCGGCCAGATTTTCAAGATGGCATTCGCGACATCCGCGTTCTTGATGATCACCTGTTTCCCCGCCGCCGCTGTCGGAAGTAACACGCCCTTCGTCGCGTCCGCTCCTGTCACCAGCGTGAAGCCCTCGGCGACGGCCGCCGCATCGCCCTGCACCGATCCGGCGGCTGCGACGGTCGCCGTCTGAATGCGCGGCATCGTCCCGAAACTGCTCTTCTGACCAAGCAACCGGACGATCACATAAGAATCACCGCTCGCCGCGTCGGCGATGGCAAAACCCATCTGATAGCCGAGCGCGGCCGAAGCGCCGGCCGCCCCGCTCAGGGCCGTGCCAGTGACCGGAGTTCCATCCGCGTCCCAATAAACGGCGTCCCCGGCGGTAAAAGCATCGGAGTTTTTGGGCACCCTGAAAGCACCATCGCATCGCAAGGCGCCAGTCACCCCGGCCGCGATGTCCAGCGGGGAGATCATCGGGACGGTGCCAACCAAAACCACGTCACCGGATCGGACGGCCGAAACCGGGGTGTAGTCGATGGAATCGCCATCTTGGTAAAACAGGGCCGGTGTCTGGGACATGATCAAAACTCCTAAGCGTTCCAATTGGTTCAAACTCAATCGCAGGGGCCGGACTCGAACCGGCGATTTCGTGGTTATGAGCCACGCGGGATGGCCGCTTCCCCACCCTGCAAACACTCACCAAGAAACTTCAAGTTCCGTTTCATTGATGCCCGTTGAAGCGGATTCGACCGTGAAGCCTTCTCGAACCAAAATTTCCCTTGCCGCCTTTCGGGACGCTTCCGGGATTGGCGTGCGAGGCCGGTCAATTTCGGATTCTCTGACCGAATTGCGACCGGCCTTTGCCGCCTTTTCAATCGCCCGATGCCAACATCCGAGAACTAACTCAGCTTTGCTGGTGTCTTCTTTTTTGGCCTGGGCGGTCAATGCCTTCGCGTCATTCGCATTCATCGAATTAACTCCCAAAATCAGAGACAGGATTTGAACCTGTGGCGCCCTTCCATTGCCCCGGTAACGGGCGGCTGATGGCGTCTTGTTACCGTCACCCTTAAACCACTCAGGCACATCCAATCCAACCGCCAAAAGCTTACGCCCCGGCGTTTTTCTGCACCGCCGCCGGATCTTCCATCCCGATCCCGAAATCGTGATACGCCCGCCACTGATGGCCAAGCGTGTTGAAGTCCGTTTCCGCATCCTCAATCGTCGGCATCTCCTGACCGTTGAGGAACGCAACCGCGATTGCCGCGCGCACCGAAGGATCGGCGAACTGATACCAAGCCGTGTTGCTCTGCCCGCTGATGGCCTTGCCGTCCTGATCCCGGATCGCCGTGTTGTTCAGGTAAGGCGACACCACCGGCCGATAGAGACCGGCGTGAGGATTCACGTAATAGGCCAGTTGGTCGCCATCAGTGACAAGCGTTGTGTCTTTGAACAGCGTTTGCCCCAGAACTCCCAAGGTCGTCGGCAAGAGAATCCGATCCGGCGCCAACAGGATCGGCTTGCCGTTCGGGTCAACCTGATTTTGGAAGGCCGTCGTCGAGGCCGTCAGACCGTCAACGCCAAGAGCGGAGCCGCCGCCGGTGTTCAGGTTTTTGTTCCCGGCCGCGAAGAAGCTCGAAGGATTGCTCAACATCGTGACGTAAGCGGCTTCCTCAATCCGCACGGCCGACATACGGCCCAACCCGGTCGGGATTTCGAGGAACGCGCCGAGGTCATCATTGATTTGCATCTGGCGCGTCAACGCCATGATGGCCCCGTATGTGCTGAGTTGGTTGTTGAACTGCGTTTCGGTCATCCCGACATGCTTCAATTCACCATCCGGCCCAACCTTTTTGAAGGCCCCGGTCATGTCCAGCCGGAAGCGGCTCACGGGCTTGAAGTCTACATGAGACCGCACCGCGCAGAACTCTTTCCAAGTGACTTGTTGCGCTTCGTATGAGGCGACGAGGGCCTTGTTGGCGACGTTGCCAAGCGTGCCGCTCAGGCTGATGGTCGTAAATCCAGCGGAACCGCGAATCATCCGGTCTGATTCGAGGGCTGCGCGAACGAAGTCATCGGTTTTCCGGGAGCCGTGATAGTTCCGACCAGCCGCCCGGATCGTCGAATCCATCAACGCCTGAATACCGAATCCGCGGTACTGCCGGGAAGTGGCTTCGTTCATCACCCGTTCACGCACCTCGGCCGGGAAACTGGCCGCGATGCGAGCCATCTTCATGCCGGCCGTGATGCAAACGGCGGCTTCGACGATTTGAGCCTGAACGCGGTCAGGAACCGCATCGGCCGAAGAGGCCGGATTCGGCCGGGCGGCACGGATCGCATAGAGTTCTGTTTGGTTTGCTGACCAGTTTTGGCCGATGGCATGGGCCGCGAGAGATACCTGGCGATTCCCCGCCTTCACGGTGACGTTCGGGAAATCCTTGGCAATCTGCTGAATCCGCTCAACCCGGATCTGATTGGCCGCGAGCCGCCGGTTTTCCGCGTCAACGGCATTCGGTCGATTCCCGCCGGTCGGAGCCGGACGAGAGGAACAACGAACAGCCGGGGGACGGGCGGCGGCCGTCGTCTGGGCGGGCGGGGTTGTGGCGACTTGGTCGGCAACCGTTCCCGTGCCTTCCGTGCCGTCTTCCTCGGTGTTTTCGTCGGCGTCTTCACCAAACTCGTCGTTGTAAAGCTGCTGAAGATTCGCCCGCTGAATGTCGGTGAATGCGGCCTGAGCATCGGCGTCGAACCCCAACGATGTCAGCCATGTTTCAAAGTCCATCGCCGTCCCCTTGATGCGGGCCGTAACCACCGATGTTCGGCGATCACCTCCCAAGACAACAAAACTCATTTCTCGAAATTTGCACCCGCGCCCGATCAAACACGGGCCGGGATATTCCCGGCCCCAATTGGCAACGCCAACGGCACCGGCCTTGATCTCTTCCACCGTCGAGGGATCTGCCCCAACGGACGCCTGCCACTGGTAACCCGCCTTCGCTTTTGCGAGAACCTTTTTGGCGTAATTGCGTTCCGGCGGCAGGTTCTCGTCAATCGTGAACAGCCCGGCCGCCACAAGTTGCTTGCTGGCAATCGTGAGGCTTTGAACTTGCCCAACGACGTAATCCGAATCGGGGATGTGGTCGTACAAGGCCGGAATCATCGGGAGACTTAAATCAGCCGTCTCCAAATCCACGACAACCGGATCAGACCAATAGCCGATCCGCATTGCCTCGCCGGTGTAAGCGATCATCTCGAACCGGGCGGGAGTTTCGGCGGTCGGAGCTTCGGCCCCCGTGATCGCGACGCGGGCGACAGCATTGATCAGGCCCGATTTTTTACGCTGTTTGGGTCGCGGCACTGGTGGCCCCCTCCGTGGCTGGCGGTTTTGGGGCACTCACCAAGCCATCGACGAAACGGAGAATCAGTTTGTCACTGATCAGCGGGAAGCCCATCTTCACCAAGGCTTTCGCCGAATCGGCGTTGAATGTCCCGGCAGCCAGCCGGTCAGCCAGCCCCAATAGAGAATCGAACTGCGCTCCATTGAGGGCGGTCGCCTGAACGCCGCCGGACGCCGCCGCCTGGCTCGCCGAACTATTGTTCGCGCCATCTTCGCCGTCACCGGCGGGCATTGCTGTTCCAGTGGCGGCAATCATCACAGCGCTCAGTCCGTATTCATTGAGCTTGTCTTGCTCGCGGGCCTTCTGCGCCAGGTGTTCTTCCCAATCAATCCCGCGATTTGCGAGAACTTCGGCGAGCGTCAGCGTGCCGTTCTTCAGCCCGATATCAATGGCCGTCGCGTCTTTCACCGGGTCGATGGATTCAAAGCCCTGCCACTGCCAGACCCATTCCCATTCGCAGACGGGAGGCAGGCCATCTGGCAAATGACCTTCGATCAAAAGGGCCTCTTGAAGCCAAGCCAGAAACAGCCGGTCTAGGATCTCGTCTCCCGACCGATCACGCGTGATTTCGATGGACCGACGATACGGGAGATGGTCGAGACGCGCGGACGAATAGTTGTACTCCGCGCTGCTTTTCGTGCTGACATTCCGGGGCGCGCAAACCGGGGCGCCCGTCTCCGTCAACACCGTGGCTTGATGCTGGGGAAACGTCGTCGTCGGTTGCTTCGCATCCATCTGCGTCAGAGACCAGCCATATGGCAGAGTGACGCCGCCGTTTTGAGGCAGAGGGATTCGGTCAAAGTTCTCGGGAAGATCGTCATCCGGCGGGGTGCCCTCCGGCGGCGGTTGGTCGGTCGTCAGGACGGCCGCATGATTCGCCGCTGTTTCGGCGGCAGCCAGCACGGCGCTACCGTACCGGCGAAGCGTCGCATAAAGTGGCAAGCTGGCGGTCAGGGCAGGAATGCCCCGTCGCTGTCCGGGCCGGTCGGGATCATACCAGTGAACGACGTAACGGCCATCAACCCGGTCGAAGTCCGCGTATCCTCGCGGGTACGGATCTCGCGGATGATACTTGAGAAAATGGAACTCAACCGAATTTCCAAATTCGTCAAATCGGATTCCGTCAACAGCCAGCGGATCAAGCCCGGTGAAGGTTGGCGTCGTGCATTGGTCGGCCTCGACTGCGCGCAAGGTCAGATGAACACGATCCTGAATTTTCGGGTTCGTCACAAACACGCCGAAGACTTCGCCATCCCGGTCGGAACTCTCCTGCATGATCCGCAAGACTTGCGCGATTCCGGCCGCCTTCAGCCACTTCTTGAAGCGTCGCTCCACTTCATGGGCCGCATTCTCCGGTGTCGCCATCTTGGTTTGAAAGTCCGGATCGATCCACGTCGCCGGAAGCGAAAGCTGAAGCCTCGGGCCAATGCCGATCACATCATTCCGGAGAGTTCGCAACAAGCCTTTGCAAAAACCATTGTTCGCGGCTTCGTACCGGCTTCGACGGCGAAGAGTCTGACGCACGCCGGGAAGGTTGGCACTGTTCGGACTGGTGTCGTCGGCATTCGACCAATGACGCTTGTTCTGGTCGTTGGTCTGCGCCGCGTCATAACGCGCACGCATCCAAGTTTTCGATTGCGGCCTCCCGATTTTCCGGGAGACCTCACCGAAGAACTTGGCGGCCATCGTCCTGGCTTTGCCGATCAGGCCCATTAGACGGTCCCCCTCGGCACAAAGACACCTCTTCGCAATGCGTTGAACCCGGAGCGCTGGCCGCCCTTGGGATTGGCGCCGTTAAGCGCAGTCTTGCCGGCAAGGTAGCGGTCGGCTTCGATCAAATCGGGGATTGGCTGAGCCTGCGCTTTGACGCCGTCAGCCTCGGCGCTGGCGGGGTTTGCGGCGGCATCGGCGATTTCGTCGCTGAGATCGGGCATGTCGAGCGTTCCCCGTGTGAGATGAACTCACCTTGGCAAACGCATCAAGGGAATGCAATATGTGAATCGGTAAAATGGAGAGACGTTCCCATTAGTGGGACTATTTCCCGCCGATGAGTCTCACGCGTTCCTCGGTTCGGCTCATGGCACTGCATGCCGGACATTTCCGATAGCGAACAACCAACCCGGCGGTCGGACGTTTTGTGCTGTGAACCCGCATGGGAGAGGCGCACTTTGGGCAGAGAATGCCGCGAGGCTTTTTCATTGCCACTCCTCGAACTTGTCTTTGAATCGCTCGGACCATTTCACTCTCTTGCGTTGTTCTTTCGGCTTCTCCGATTGCCCCGCCGCCGCCGCCGGACTCCAGCGCAAACCCGCGACACCCGCTCCGACACAGCACCCCACGAAACAGTCCCATAAATGCAAATCCCGATTCGGCCTCGCAACCCACTTCTCGTATTCCATTCCCCCCGTCGTCCTCGCGGGCGCGCCAAACTCCCCGCACAGATGATCCGCGAGCATCCGATTGTCGCCGCCGGAGAACAACAACACCGGGGCGTAACCGCCTTGCGGCGTCGTGAGTCGATCCGCGGCGAACGTCTTCCATTCGTCCGCATCGAATATGACCCGCCTTCCCGTAGCGTGTTCGCCCTTCGCATATCCCCAACGCCATGCGGGCGCGCCGGGGGGGCTGACCACTTCGCCGGGAACATTCGCCCACTGACGCACCGCCCGCCCCGTGCTTCCGACCGCGTGCCCCAGCGACGGCCGCAAAATCGCCGCGTGCGGAGACTCCCGACAAACCTTGTGAACCACCTCGGGCTTGTATCCTCGGTCAACAAGACACATTGAAATCCGATGCGCTTCTCCCGTCTCATGCCGCATGTATTCCTGACTCAACAGCGCCGAGGTCAGATCACGCAGACCAGCATAAAGCCGCGCGTCGTCCGTCTGGATTCCCGGATATTGCACCGTGAATCCTGGGCGCGGATCGTCATGCCGGAACGACGCACGATCCTGTTTCGGCCATGTCCCGCTGTCGATGATCGACCCGCCGAACTTCGCATCCCACGCGACGACCATGTACCAGAGGATTTCTTTGTGACAGTCCACGAACGCCGTGAGCGTGGAACAATCGCGAGGCACTTCGAGCCGCGAGACACCCGAAGTCCGTTGAAGCAAGATCGACGCATTGAGTGACCGCATCCCTGGTTGGGCCTCTGTCAATGGCTGATTCTGATACTCGGCCGCGAATGACGCCGGGTTGTCGATCTTGATGTTCATCGCCGCCTGGATCGCGCTCAACTCATTGGTCGCATCGAATCGCGCCGCCCAAGCGACTTTGCACCCGGCGTCCATTTCGGTCTGATTTGCCCGATAGAACTCCGTTGCTTGCTCGCCTTCGCCACCCATGCGGAACGATTCGCGGCGAAGCTCGGCGTATTGGTCCCAAAGATCCATCCGGTTCGGGAACCGGTAGACCATTTTCATTCTCTCGCCCCGAAACGCCGGATTGCGTTTCCGGTCAAGCAATCGGTCGGAAAGGTCATTCACGGCAATGACCGTGCAAGGAACCGCAATCGAAATCGTCTTCCCCGGCCCGGCCAATCCCTTCAGCGCGCCCGTCAACACCCGTTCACGCTTCGCCGTTTGAGTTGGGGACTCGGCCGATTCGTCATCCTGCGCGTCGTCCACGATGACGAAATCCGGCCGGATCGACCGCCCGCCGGCCGTCGCCGCCTTCATCCCGCGCACCCGGCCCATGATCCCCGCCGCCCGGATCACCGACCCGCTTGCCTTGCTGCCCTTGATCGTCGGGAACACGGCCTCCTTCTCCGTCCATCCGATGCGCGTTCGCGTGCCGTCAACCGTCTGTCCGTTCGCCCGCGAGGTTTGCCCTTCCATCTGCCGAATCGGAAAGCACACTTCGGGAAAGTCTTCCGCGAGGAGATCGTTTGTCTCAACCGCCATCTTGATCGATTCAAGCAACTCCAGCGATGCGGGTTCGCTCGCTCCGATCATCACCACGAACCGGCGATGTCCATACAAGATCGCCCACAGCGCGGCCGCCTCACAAAGTGCAGTTTTGCCGCTGCCCCGTGGCATGGCTAAGGCGAACAGACCGCCGATAAGGGCGAGGGTCTGAAGCCGCAGAATTGCGGTTATTTGGTCATCGGACCATGCGAGATCGAAGCGTTCGGAAAGGTACGTTTCGCAGAAGAGTTTTAGCGATAAAGAACAAGCCGCCTTCCGCTCTGGATCAACCACCGGAGGCAGCGGGCCAATCTCACGGCCCGCTGCCGACTTGGCGCGGGACTTCCCGGCCATTGCTTGACGATGCTTCGCGTAAGCGTCTTTACCGGGCTGGTCATTGTCTGAAGTGGCCACGATCCCGCCCGGGTTGGTCAGAAATCAAGCAAACGCATTCAATGTCACGCCGCTTTACTTGTCTTGCGGCAACTTGATCCTTTCCCGGACAGTTTCAACCTTTGGTCTAATCGAATGAAACTGAAGTTCTTGCCTGTTAAACCCCGAATGCGGGAACCATTCGTTGTTTTTCCCGATGCTTGTTGATCCGTCCTCGTAGAGAACCACGTCATCGCCACAGTGCCGGACAATGCCAATCGCACCGCTCACCTGAGTTGGCTCCAAGACACGAACAACAGAGAACCCGCCGCCCAACATTGGCCACTTGCCAACCAAAACCACGCGTTTTTTTCGTTCAAACGGACGCGCTATCACGGTCAGAATCAGGCCGATGATCTTCGCCAACTCGCTCATGATTTGTCCGATCTTGAAATAAACAAACTCGCGGGCAATTGCTGGCTGTTCCCGTTGAGGTCGGCAGTTCAACGACCCCCGGAAGGACCCGTGAAAAATATTCTCGCAGAATCTTGTAACGTGTCAACACGTTACAGTAAAACAGAACGCTCAATCACCGCCCCGTGCGCCTGCTCACCCCCGCGAGGTGAAATCGAGTGCCCCGCAATATTCGATCAGCGATGCGATCATCCCATAGTTTTGCGAGGTCGGTCGGCTTCACGTTCCCGGTGACGATCAAAGGCTTTGACGGGTTCCCGGTTCTCGGATCAAGTAGTTCAAGCATCGTTCTCAGCGCCCATGAACTCGCTTCGCTTCCAACCCCGATCTCATCGAACACAATCAAGGGCGCTTGCTCAATCACCCTGACCAATGAGGCCCTCTGCACCGTGCCCGAATCGCCTTCTCGATACCAAGGGAATTGACCCTTGTCAGCCTCGATCAGCACGCCCAGAGAACGCACGCGGATGAACCCCGCAAACCAGTCTTGGATTACCGGTGCCGTTCGCCATTCAGCAGGCATTCGCCCGAACCTGTCCAGCATCGCCAGTGCCGCCGAAGTCTTGCCCGTGCCTGGAGGTCCGAAGAGATACAGCGGCCATTGTTGCTTGCCTTCCGCGAGTGCTGTGAGTGTATCCCGCAGCGGTTCGGCAATCTGATCCCACGACCGCCGTTCTTCACGGCATGCGCTAATCACCGGCGTGTGTTCCGTCAGCGTTGGTCGTCGTGCCGGTGCAGTCGAAACCCGCGTATTTATCTGGGCTAGCCTCCGCGCGGCCAGGTCTCCCAATGCCGCCGGTTGATCCCGTGTTTGATCTGACTTTGCCAACATGATTTTGTAACTCTCCGGGTGTGGGTTGGTGTCTGACCGGATGCTTGCCGGCCCACGGACAAAGCTCATGAAATCGCTTCCCGAACTGCCTCACTTCGTCGGGCGTGATGGGCGGTTCCTCGCTGAACAAGGCCGCAGAAACTTTGCCGATGATTCCACGGTTCGCGTTCTTGAGCGAACCAGTGACTTCAACAATCGCATCGAAAAGGTCGTCGCGGGGCGTTCTGGCTTTCGGCTTTCTCGGCGGCGGTTGGGCGGGCGGTTTTGTCGGCTCGTCCTGCAAAGGAATTACCGAAGGTAATTCTTTAATAAGAGAAGGAGTAAGAGGGTTGAAAACCCTTGAGCCACCATTGTAGGGTTGGTTGAGGGTCGCTTGTAGGGTTGGTTGAGGGTCGCTCAAGGGTCGCTCAAGGGTTGGTTGAGGGTCGCTAGTAGGGTCGCTTGTAGGGTTGCTTGAGGCCCGAATTGACGCAGATTTAGCCTTGGCAATGCGAGCTTTGGCGCTTGCCTGACCACCGACTTTACCGGATTCTCTTGCCTTTTTGAGCCATTCAATGCGGCCTTCGGTGCCCTTGATCCTGATGCCTTCCTCGGTCACTTCAGCCAGCCCGGCATGAACAATGTTCTCTGTCCCCTTTGGACCCAGACAGATGTTTATCCACAACGAATCAACGATGTAGCTCTCGCGTTCCGTGCAGACCCGCCAGAGGTGAGCCATGCGCCCCAGCGCCTCATACGAGTTGTACCCGGAAAGCATGCCAAGCATTTGAATGCGAGGGTCCCCGAACGCTTCGTTTTCGATTCTGACCGTTGCAGCCATTATTGAGAACCTCGCTTCCCGGCCTCAATGATCTCATCAAGATCGGCCACGGTGATAAATCCACATGGCCCAATCTCATTGGCCATTTCCTCGAATTCCTCGTTTTCGTTCATGTAGATGGCAACATCTTCTTTTGTCACGCCGGCGAATTCCGAGATGCCAAGAGAGTGGACAAACCCCTCTATTTGAGCATCGCCGAGAAGCTCCTGTGTGACCGCGTCAATAGCCTCTTCCGATTTTTTGTTGGCGTACCTCGCGCGGTAGTACTCGCCAAGAAACACCAGCCCCTTGGTGTATCCTGTCACAAGATCCAATGAAAATTGTTCAAGCAGTTTGCCGGTCAGAACCTTGAGATGTTCCAACTGTGTGGTCACAGATGAATGGCAGTCTTCACAAAGGCAGGCCAGTTCGTTGGGCCGATATTCCCAAGGTGCCGCGCCTTTTCGGTAATGCCTGTGATGCACGTTCAGCGTCTTGTCTTTTTTCGCGCATCGTTCGCATTTGAAGTCGGCCGCTTGCATCGCCTCCAAGCGTTTGCGCTGCCATCGTGGATCGCGGAGCAATTCAAAGTAGCTTTTCGCCATGTGTTTTCTCGAATCTGAGTTGGTTGTTGTGGGGGTCCGAAACCATTTTACGATGCCTGCACGCCCGGATCTTTGCGCCAGTCACCGACGTAGAATTGAAGCGCGGGAAGTTTTCCCGCCGTGGTTTTCACGTCACCACCTCCAAGTCATCCGCGTAGAACCAACAATCAGCCCACATCTTCACGTGTTCGGGACGCTCGAACGTCAGCCGGAACATCTGCCGCCCGTTGCTTTCGTGTGTGCGATGCTCACGGACGACACCGACGAACTCGGAACTGTCACCCGCGAACATCGTCCCCGACTTGATGCGCAGCCTTTGTGCGCTCGCCAATGCCTGGCTCATGACCTGCATTCCTCCAGTGCTTTGAGTTTGGTCGGTTCCCAAATCTCGGCCGCAACGTGCGGGCGTTCGTCCGGCGGAAACATCCAACGAATGGTCTCACTGCCGGCGGCAATCAGATCCAGGATCGTCTGTCGAAATTTGCACGCCTTCGCTTCCAATTCCTCTTCCCGCCGATGATGCTCGTCATGATGTTCCAGGCTTGCCATCAAACGCATGTTGTGATCGGGCGTGATTGACTCTTCAACTTCTTGCAATCGGACCATCTCCCGCATTCGTACAGCAACCGATTCAGCGATACTTGATGTGTTGCCCTCGTCTGGGGAAATGGGCGGATGCCCCACCTGATCGCAAATGAGATTAAGCGTTGCACGCCAGTCTTTTGAAAGCTCGCGTTGGCGTTTCGATGTTTGATCATCGAAAGCGCTATCTTTTTCCCCTCGCGTTTTGGCAGCCATTACACCATTGGTCGGCACGTCGGCCGGACGCCAGATCAGCCCGCAATTGTGGCAGAGGTGGCTCTTGTGGGGCGGGTTGGTCCACACCTCACGGAACACACTGCATGATGGTGAGTGCTGTCCGGCCCCTTCGTAGATTGGAATGTGGCAATCGCAATCCGGTTCCGGATCGGGTGCGTCAACGTGGAGCGTGCCGCACTTAGGGCAGGGGAGCACCATGTCGATGGGCTTTCGTTCACCGTCGGGATGTTCTCCCAGCCACGCGCGGGCCAGCGTCATCGCGGCAGTGTGATCGGCAAGGGAGATAAACCGTCCCTTGCCTTGCGAGGGAATCGCATAAGTGGTGATTCCCGTTTCATTGGTTTCATGTCGCAGCCGTTCGGCCGCTGCCTTCAATTCATCTGTCATCTCAGTATCCTTTCCCGCCTTTGCCACGCCGTCCCGGATGTTTCACGACCTGCGACTTGGGCGGCAATTTGCTCATCGCAATCGCCACCGGCGGCTCGGGAATCGGCGCATCGCAACCATTGGCGAAATGCGCGTCAGCCCGACGTTTGCCGGTCAGCGTGCCAGCCACGAATCGAAGCCCGCATATGGGGCAAGTTAGCTCATTGGGTGTCATGATGTTGCCCCGCGTGTGACCTCATCGACGACCTTGTCCCACACCTCAAAGGCAACGCGCGGCCTCTCATCGGGAGGGAACATCCAACTCACCGTCTCGTTCCCGGCCGCGATGAGTTTGGCCTTGTCGGCGTTGACGGTAGCCAATTCTTCAACGAGTGAAAGAACTTCGTTTTTGAGGGTTATTTCGCGTTCGAGTGACGCACCCAAAGCGGCCGTCTTGCATCTGATTTCATTCGTGAAATACTCGATGCTTTCATGGTTGAGGCATTCGTTGTTGGCCTCGACCAACCGTCTCATCTCTTCCGTCATGACGCTGCTACTCCTTGATTGATTAGATTTGCCTCGATGAACGCCCTGATGAAGACCGCCGCGACTTGCGGCACGATTGCATTGCCGTAGCCCCGCAAGAGTCCCACACGGCCGGGAATCCCATGAGCCAGCGGGAATGAGCCGGGTTCAATGCGCCTCGCTTTTCCGTCGCGGCAGGGGATGAGGTCGAAAGTGTCCCAGAAGCCGCCGCCGTGTCTTCCAGCCGACAATTCCCCGGATCGTTCGCCCTCTCGGCATTCCCATGCCCGCCGTTGTTCCCGACTCTCGGAGAGGGCCATCCCGCCATTTGCGCCTGCCGGGGCAATTGGTCCAACCTCGTCCGGATTGATCCGTCCGGGTTCACGCCCGTCGTGGCCATCCCCGGTGAGTCCTTCCAGTCCCGACTGGAAGGACTCACCCAGCCCGCCAAAGCCGCATCCGCTGGCAATGCCCCCCCGGTCTGATTCGGGCCTCCGTTGCTGCCGTCCGTCGCCCGTGGCGTGTTCCAACCCGCCATCGCCGCAGCATCTTGCAAGTTGATTTGCTTCTTCTTGCCACTCGGCCGAACCTTCGCCGTCGGATCGGCCGACGTACCGTGATGGTAATGATCCGGCGTCGGCCATCCCGCAAGTGCCGCTGCGGTTTGAAGCGTGAAGTAATTGCTCGGGTCCGCATTGGGGTTCTCGCCACCAGTTCCGTTTTGCGTCGCGGGCGTGGGCCACCCAGTACAATCGCTGTCGGATGTGCGGCGAGCCGACGCTGTGTGCGCCCAATACGCACGACCCGACGGCGTAACCTTCTCCTTCCAAGTCTGCCGATATTCCATCGAGCCATCCGTGCCCAACAGCGTTTTCAACCTGCTCGCCAAAGATTGTGTCAGGGCGGCACTCTCGGATGAGCCGGAACATTTCGGGCCAGAGGTTGCGTTCGTCGGCGTCGCCTTTGCCTTTGCCGGCCGCCGAATACGGCTGACAGGGGCAACTTCCGGTCCACACGGGAACAGACTCAGGCCATCCGGCGAGACGAAGAGCAAGGGGCCAGCCTCCAATGCCGGCAAAGAAGTGGCATTGCGTGAAACCTTCGAGGTCTTTCGGCCGGACTTCTTTGATTGACCGCTCATCAACTTCCCCCGGTGGCAGTTCTCCCGCCCTGATTAGTTCCCGCGCCCATTCCGCCGCACTGGCATCGAATTCGTTCAAGTAATTACCACCTCCACCGCCAGCAAAACTATCAATGATCAGTTCGTTTTTAGTCATACCTCAAGCCTTGTTTGTTATGTGCGATTAATCTCAAACCGGGATCAACAGATAAGCCTCAGAAGCGGCTTCGGTCCATTGTTTCGCCGCGTCGGTTTCGGCCGGTGTCCGTTCGTGGTAGTACAGCCCCCATCCCGCAGACGTGACGATCCCGAGAACTTCGCGGAGATGCTTGTTTTCGGCCTCGAACCGCAAGACTTGTTGACGCAACCGTTCGGCCTTAGCGTGGATGTCGTCGCCGAGTTCGACCGCCTCTTGTTGTGTGTAAGTCATGATTGCACCAAGTTGAAAACTCTTCGCAATGCTTTCATGTTTGGGATGTCGGCAATGCGAATAACTCCCACCCTTTCCTCATCAGTGTTGGTGTCGTAATAACTAAACCCGTCGCCGAAGCCGCCGTCGAAGTACAGTCCCCATCCCTGTGTACCGCTTCGCCAGATCGACAAATTAGCCGTGAGCGGAAAACTACGGCCAATGACAATGCGAAGTCCCGCTTGACACAAGCGTTCTTCGGTGACGGGCTCATCGTCCTCGGCCGGATGCTCATTAAGCCATGCCTGAGCAAGTAATCGCATGTCAATTCCGGGCATCAGTGATCTATCGTTGATGCCCTTAATGCCGCTGTAGTCGCCGCTCCGGACTCGATAAGCGGCAGCTTTAATCAACTCATTTTGGTTGCTCATATTTCTTGTGCCTTTGTCTCTGGTAAGTTCAACGAATGAACCGGGCCGGGCATCCATCCCGGCCCCGGTTGCCACCACAGCGCGCAATTCGCGGGCATGACCCACGGCGCGTACAACTTCACGATTTCCGTCTGAGTTCCGATGTGCAGAATGCAAAGGATTGCGCGGGCCGGATCGGGATTTGTCATGCTGCGCCGTAGACCTGAGCGGTGATCGGGTTGTCTCCGACTGTTTCGGATGCTTCGGCAGTCAGCACAACAACACCGAACTCCTTCGCATGCCCGACGATCTCCGCGCGAGCCGTGCCGTCAAGCCCCTCCCAAAACTCTTGGGGCAATGCCAGCAAGCCACCACGCCCGACACGCGCCACACCAAGATTAAGGGCGTGCCGCGTCCGTTCCCCCGCAGACAAATTGCCGAAGAAAGTCGCGCCCCGCTTGGTGTCCGTGACAAGTCTTCCGTCTTCAACGCGAAGGCCGGGGGCATTGATTGATTCAGAGACGATGGCATCCGTCCGCTTCGCCACCGCCCGGAGTCGCCTGCCTTCATCCGCGTGGAACTCGGCGGCTTCCCGTTGTTCGCGGGCCTCCTTAATCGCCGCCTCCGCTTCCCGCGCCCGCTCAGCCGCCGAAACCGCCTCCACCGCCTGGCGGGCCTTGCGATCCAGTTCGGCCACGTCCGTTTCACTCGGAAAATCTTCGGCCTTGAAGCTCTCGACGGCTGCCGCCAGTCTGGCCCGCGCGTCATCGCGGGTCTGTATGCGCTTGAATTCCGCGTTGGCGTCCGCGTGTTCGCCTGCAATGCGACCTCGTGCCAACTTCATTGCGTCGAGCGTCCGGCAGAGTGATTCAATTTCGTTGTCAGCCTCGGCGAGCGATGCCGCCCCTTCCTGTACCTTCTTCCACGCCTTGGCGGCGTCGTCGGCACTCCATCCGGTTTCGAGATCGACCCGAGCCAAGTCTTCTTTCGCCCGCTCGAACTTCCGCGCCTGCTCCAGCCCGAACGCTCGCCGGTTCGCTGCCGTGACGAAATCACGCTGCGTCTCGGCGACCACGGCCTTCACCTTCCCGGCGTCCTTCTCGACGGTCAGGTCTGCCCCTTCGGCGCGAAGACGTGCAGACTCAGCGCGGCCGTTGGCGGTCAACGCCGCTTCCTCCCGCTCGCGCGCCCAGTTCTCCAATTGCCGTTTGATGTCCCGCGCCGCTTCGACGATGTCACGCCCGGACAGCGGAACGCGATTCAGCAGTTCGTTAAGTTCGTGTGGGTCAAGTCCAAGGCCCTCGAACAACTGCCGCGTCGGCGCGACTCCGGAAAGCGACGCGAGTGCCTTGATGCGTGCCTTGTCGGCCGCGACGTGGTCAAGAATGCCGGGGTCGATCAGCCCAACCAAGTCAATACGCTGCTCAATCCCCTCGACTTCCAGTGATCCCGATTTGTTGCATCGCTTATTGCTGACGTTGATCGTCACGCCGAACCCTTCGACCGTCCCCTTGAGCGATCCGTCTCGCAGCGAAAGCGACTTTGTGTTGCCAGTCACCAGAGCATCGACCGCGTTAATCGCAGTGGATTTGCCCGCCCCATTGTTCCCCCGGAACACGACAACGCCAGACTCCGGGATCGGGATGTCGATCCGGCCAATTGGCCCGACGTTGGTAATGCTGACCTGCTTTGATTTGCTGCCTTTTCTCGTCTCGGTTGCCATGCTTGTTTCTCAGTGTAAATGTTAATGTTCACCACCCGGCCGGGTCGTTCGCCATCGTCTCCCGGATCTCGATTCCGTGTTCTTCCCGCATCCACTCGGTGTCGTCCGGAAACTCCGGAAGCAACCCAAACCTTTCCTCAAAAGCGTCCGCACGTTTTTTGATGAACGCCACTGCTCTTGCCAGTCCCGCGATCCCATGTCGCTCCGCGAGCCAATCAGCACATTCGGAATCACACTTCGATGAGTTGCATGTCTGACAGCAAGGGACTAGGTTTTCCCAGCCAATCGAGCCGCCGGACACTATTGGATCAAAGTGATCGACGGTGATCTTCTGCGATGCCTCGCCGCAATAAACACACACGCCGTCAGCAAGACTAACAATGAGCATCGTCTGCTCTGCCGTGATTGTTCCCGGACACTTTGCAAGTCTCGCCTTGCGACGAACCGCACTGATCCTTAAAAGCAATCGAACATGCTCCGGGTTCTCGCGCATACGACGCGCGTTGTACTCCTTCATTCGCTTGCGCCTTTTGTCCGCGTTCTTGATGCCACTTCTGCGAACTATCTGTTTGCGTTTTGAGCTATTGCGTGAGGCCCATTCCTTGGCTCTCTGCTTTGATTTCTCACGACTCGACGCAGACGTTGCATAGCGGTGCTTATTAGCGGCGAGGCCGCATTGACGACAGATGTAAGACAAACCATCAGGCGAAGCCCTACGAACCGTGAAGCATGACAAGGGTAGTTCTTTGGTGCATTTCGTGCATGTCTTGCTCATAAGTGAACCCTGATCTCTTGGCCAAACTGCGCCGCAAAATGCCGCGCTTTCCATTTGAACATCGGGGTGATAGTCGCCTTGGATTTAACGTCCTCGTAGACAATCATCCCGTTTTCCACATAGACAAAATCCATCACGATCTTTCCGATCTTCACACCGCCAACCCGCAAAGGGATGCGGACCTGGCGGCTGAGTGATCCGATTTTCCCAGCGAAGAACAGGCGCTTAAGCTCCCTCCACCGTCTCGCCTCTTTCTTGGAATCAAACTTCATCCCGTCGCAAGTAGTTTTGACGTTGTTGAACTTGCTCCGCTTACCACGGGATTTCTTTGGCGTCGTCGCTGGGCTCGCCGTTGCCGGTTGCGCTTCCTTGCTCAACGTCTTCGGCGGGTTTACTGATTGGCACGTCGCTTCCTCCAGCACTTGCAGGTTCACCCCCTGCACCCTCGATGCTTGGGCCATGATCCTTTGCGTCAGTTCGTCGCTTGCGTTCTTCATCGTTTCGTCTCGCCCAGAATGCCGAACAAGCGTCTTGCCATTGCTCCAACTTCTTCGGGCCGAATCCCTTCAGGTCCGTGAGTTGATTGCTCCATCCGGTTGCGTTCGGGTTCGTGTAATCTGTCACCTTCCCTAACGTGTCGAGACCGTTGGTTGAAAGGATCTCAGCGACCTTCGAGGGGAGCCCGTCTTTCTCGACAAGCTCACTCAGGGGGACGGCTTTCCAAGTGTCGTCCGGCTTTTCTGTATCTTGTGTACACGTTACAGACGAAGGCACTTCAGAAGGTTTCCAGTCGTCCGGGCGCCGGTCCCAATCGGGAGAGTCTTCGCCGGCCGCGTGATGGGTTGTCGGATCTGTGATGTCTCGCTGAACTGGCTTCGGCGGCTGTCCGCGCCCTCGTTGCCGTTCGCGGTTCAGTTCGCGGGACGATTCGACGGCAGCTTCAAATGCCTTCTTGCACCGGGCCGCTTCGGCGTGCGCGTCGTCGAAGCGCTCTTCAAGCTCCTGGCATTCTTTCTCAGCCTCGGCCAGAAGCTTTGCTGTTTCGATGTCGTAACGATCAATCGCCTCGGGTGAGTCGTAAGCGAGGGCCGCGTTCAGTCGAACGACCGGCGGCGCGTCCCCGATGGCCACAGCACCCGCATCAGTCAGGCTAACCGTAGCCTCGGCCGTAGTACCCTCTACCTTGACCTCGCCCGTGTCGAGGTTAACCGTCCCCTCGGCGAGCAGTTCGCCAGCCGTGTTGAACGCCTTCACCTCGGCGACAGGATCGAGCGTTCCCGCTTCCCTTGCATCGTTGATAATCTCCCCGACGTTGGGAGGCGACACTTCGCCAGATTGAGCGTTCACCGTAACGTCAATTGTTGGCGCCGGTTGTTCGACAACCTCGGGCGTGGCCTCTGGTGTCGGCTCCGATTTGGCCTTCTTCGGTTTCGTCTTCGTCTTACTCATTAGTCTTTTGCTCCAAGTAAATCGTCATTGAATAAAGTGGCACGATGCCGCCCTTGATTCCTCTGTCTCTTCGCACCCAGCCCATCGCAACCAAGCGGTTGACCGTTTGGAACGCCGCGTTTCTGCTGACGAATCCGAATTCGTCGCAAAGATTCGGGAGCGTCACACGCAGCCCGCTTCCGTGAATTTTGCAAATGGCCGCGAACATCCGAAGCACGGTTCCACTAACTGGCGTGATGTCGGTTTCCGTTGCAGTCACGTTGCACCCACTTTCGGGAATTCACGTACCCGCAAGTCTTCCGGCCATTCGTCTATGTCGCCGCCCTTTTTGTCCTTCAGTCCGAGAACGGTGTAATTGCCGAACCCATCACCGGAGAACTGAACCGGCGAAAGAGGTCCGTCGCCATTCGGCCATCGTTCACCGGATGGCAATCGTGTTGAGGCACTCCCCCCAAGTTGCTTCATGAAGACAGCCACACCAGCGGACTTGCACTGCATGATAATGTCGGTGCCCCACCCGGTCTGAAACTGACGGGCATCATCTCCTGACTCGCCACCAATGATGGCCCAATTCAGAGGCTTCTCTCCCATGCACCGGCAACCGACCTTCTCCGTGCAAAAATCGTGGGCCTCATCAACTTCGCCGGAACCATTGCATTCGGGACAGGCTAGCCATTTGGAAAGATTCAATGGCCCGAGCAGTGGCTCGCACGACAAGAACCTCACAGCCGCCGGGGTTTGGAGCAACGACGGGATACGCTCGCTGGCCCGTTGCTGGTCCTCAACGGAAACGCCAAGCCAGACGTTGGGCAAAGGCTTCGATGGAAAGTCGAGTTCGTCTTTGGCGAGGGCGTCATCTGCTTCTTCGCCTGCATACCCAAGCGTCACGCTGATGAAGCGTTCGATCAACGGTCGGAATTTCTTGCCTTCATTCCATATCCAATCGCCGTCAAGGAATGTTCCAGCTGCCGCTCCGATCCTCTGGTGCAGTGCGTCTGATCCTCCTTCGTGGAAGTGCCCCTCGCCGTGAAAATATTTCAACATCCGTTCAGGGCGTTTCGTCAGCACTTGAAACGTGTGTTGCTTCGCCATCGCCATCACCCCGAACACCCGATCAATGAACTCGTCCGGCACGGACTCATGGAACAGATCGCTGACGCTGTTGACGAACACCCGTTGCGGCTTGCGCCACGAAAGCGGGTCCATCAGCCGGTCAGGGATCAATTGCACTTCCTCGAAAGGCTTCGCGTATTGAAGCGGCATACGCTTGCCTTTGTGGAACGCCTTGTGGCGCAGGTCATGCAGTGTTTTGGCGTAACAGTTCTTGCATCCGGGGCTGACCTTCTGGCATCCCACAACCGGGTTCCAAGTTCGGTCAGTCCATTCAATTCCCGTGACTGACATTACTTCACGCCCTCCATCGGGTTCGCGTTCAAAGCCGCTTTCCGCTTGTCTTTTGCCGCGACGATCTGCGCCCGCGATCCAGCATCTTTGAACGCTTTGCTCGCCGTTTCGACGATTGTTTTGAGTTCGTCGATGTTGATTGCTGTTTCAATTTCATGAAGCAAGTCCGCAAGGTTCGGACCCATGTTGATCACCAGCGGCTTAACGGTGAACGGAGTGCGTTTGCCCTTCGTCGCCGTGAGCTTCGCCGTCACTTCCCGTTCGATGTGGGACGCGTGACTGATCCGAATTCCCCCAACTTCCTCCGCGCCGAATCTCACGGACGGATCGCAATACAACGTGAGCGAGCGGCCTACGTATCGCGTCCCGTCGTCGCCCCAAATGTGGCACAACATTCGACGCATGCTCAGGCATGGCTTATATGGCCTGCCTTCGTCGCCGTCGTAGTTGATCACAATCGGCTGTTCTTTCGAGCCGTTACTAACCCGCGTGATCGTGATGGTTTTCGTCTGACCACCCATGAGCATGTCGGCGTTTAGCTGATCGCTCTTGCCCTTGGTTGTCGCCTTCATGTCAATCATGTCTTGATGTCTCCAAAGGTTCGGCGTTCAGTCTGCACAAGGCGAAATTCCTTGTTTCCCAAACGCCGATAATAGTCGCTGATCACTGACGAAAGCTTCTCATAGAAGTTCCGGGCCGCGTCGATGATCGCCTCTTGAATCTCCTGGTCAGGCAGCACGCGAATCGTCAGCATCGGAAGGCCGCCACAATAACTATTGAAGTCCCACCACTTCCGTTCTGTCACCAGTAACCCCGTCTGAATCTGGATCTTGAATTCGTCTGGCACAATACCGGAGACGATGGTTTCTAATTGATACTTTTGCTTTCGGCTCTTCGTCTCAGCCCCGCCATCCTCGCCCACAAGGAAGTCGGGAGAACAACCGATCACAAAACCCCATTTATCGTTCGTGACAAACCCGACCTGTTCGACCGGGCCGTAAGCCTTCGAGTAGGCTTCGCGGGCAAATGACTCGTCATCGTGTCCCCTGAGCATGTCGTCGCTCTGGAACGAATCCTCGACATGGCCAGTGATGCATTGGGCCGCAAGCTCATGCAGATGAGCGCGGCTTGTCGCGTTGTTGGCGAACTGAAGCTTGGAAGGAGTGATGATTTTTTCCATCTCGCTTGCCGTCAGAAGGCCGCATCGGGCGGCTCGCCATTCCTCGCTTCCTTGGACCAAATCGCGGTGAAATATAGGCATCGATTTTCCCTTGTCACCAGACGATACAACTGTGGGTGAGGTTGCCAATCTTCGGGTGGCTTCCGCGACAAGCAACCTCATCAGGGATGACACATCCCCGAAACCTTCGAGCCACGCATGGGAAGACGGTCACCCTGCGCGCTTGCCAGTCCCCAAAACCATCGCCGGGAGTCGAACCCGGCCCGCGAACGCGGTTCCAACATGCGACGATAAATCAATCTCTTGGATCTAAAACCGACTCGCTTTGTTCGAGTGCCAAGCGCACACGTTTGACGGCTTCATGGTGGTATTCCGGGTAAGTTTCATCGCTGTCCATGAACTTCGCGTAGTCGGACAGCAAGAGCTTCCCAGCCACTTCCAAGGGCGATTCAACCTTGGGCTTGCGGATTAATTCACGCGCGTAAATCAGCGGCCAAACGTGACCAGGCTGATTGGTGACAATGATCAAATTGCCGTAAAGCGTCCACCCGTCATCAAGCCTCTTGCTGACCATCTCTTTCAGGTCTTCAATGTCGCCCGCTTCGAGGGCCAAGTACTCAGTCTTTGTTGCTGCCATGTCTCAACACCTTTGCGAAAAATGAAAAGGAAAAATCACACCCGCTCGACAAGCGAGCGGTCAAAGCCCACGCGCTCGCCGCTGCCGTCGAGGATCAAGTCCACGTAGTCCGCTTTGTTCACCGGGTCGCGTGAGATTTCACACACCCGGCCGCACTGCCCGAAATAGTCGCCTTCCTGAATCACCCGCATTCGATGCCCGATCCGAAGCGGCACGTGCTGACTCATTCGTGCAGCTTCCGTGTTGACGAACTCGGCCGTTGCCGGTGGTCCCATGCTCATCTCTGAATCCCTCACTTGCTGAGTCGCTTGAGTTTTTTTCGATGCTCGCGAACCGCGTCACGATCACCGGTCGATTTGAAAAGGTTGATCTCGTCGAGGAGGTAAAAAACCGGCTTGCCCCGGCCGAATCCGTAAGGCCGGATTTCGGTGAACACGCCCGCGTATGTCCGATTGATCGTGTTTTTGTGACAGTGAAGCAACTCGCCCGCCTCGGCCGGCGTTCGCCATTCTGGATTGTCCACCGCCTTCGCGGTGGTGATTGCTTTTGTGGCCATTGAGTTTCACCCGTTCGAGTGATTTAAGATCGGTAACGTGTACACACAATACGGTATACCGACATCATGTTACTGTCAACTGAATCTAAATGATTCTGGCTAAATGTGTGCAATGCCGAAGCGAACTTGATTATTGTGATCTGTAACAGGTCACGCGGTTACAAAGTACATCCCCACCCCGTGAACAGGACGCAACGCATGGGAACGACAATGGCCAAGAAACGCATCGTGTCGCGTGAAGAAGAGCCTTACAGCCGTCAGATCCGCGCCTATACCGACCTGGCTGACATGCTGAAATGGGTCATTGAATTTGAAAATGCCGACAGGAAAGACGGTGAGCCGCTCGTAACAATGGCCTCTTGGATTGATCCTCTTTTGCGCCCGCAAGTCACGGCAGCCTACAAGCAAATCGCCGCCCGCGCCAAGGTCATCAAAAAGGCCAAGGGCGAGACGGACGCCGCGCCAGACATTTGACCATCACGCCCTGGGAATCACCGGGAAGACAGCCATCGGCACGCGCCCCGGAAGCTTGACCGTCAGGCTCGCGTACTCCGCATCGGGATACGTCCGCTCCAAGAAATGCCTAATATCGTTCAGCAACACATCCAATGCCTTTGGTTGTGTCGGTGCGTCTGCGTGCGCGTCTGCGTGCGCTTCCTCGCGGCTTTCTTGCGTTGCGGCCATCGTGATTTGCTCAGGGTGGGAGATAGTGGACAGGTGAACACTAATCATATATCCCCCTTTGACGAGATGGCAAACGAAAAGTTCTCGCGAATTTCAAAAACCCTCTTGCCGCAACCACTTGAGAATCAAACGATGGCTCATCTGTACAAGCCAAAATACTCCCGGCCGATCCCTTCAGGCGCCGTCATCGTGACCATCAAAGGCATCAGGCACGCGAAATGGACGGGGCGTCAAAAGAGGAAATTTGTCGCGCCGCTGTGCGAAAGCGACCCGTCAAAATGCTTGGTGAAAGTTGATTGCTGGTGGATTGAATACGAAGATCATCTCGGAAAACGCAAGCGGATCAAGGCATCTCTCAGTCGGACGTCCAGCGAGCAAATGAAACTGGACATCGAGCGGAGAATCCGACAGGTCAGGAGCGGCGATCTATCCGAAGGCGTCCATCTCCGGGCCGGAAAGCTGCTCACCGATCTTGTCGAGGAATGGGCCAATTCGCGGCTTGATGAGGACATGCTTCGGGTGACTGTGGTGCTTACGAAGAATCGCGTCTTGGCTGTCATCGCCGAACTTAAAGCATCAAAATTTGTTGACTTGACGCCGAAGAATGTGAATCGCGTTCTGAAGATATTTCGCGAAAGAGAAGACGACCCGATCAGCGCGCAAACCAGCAACCACTACTTGAAAGCCGTGCGTACCTTCACCAAGTGGTGCGTCGATCAGACCTATTTCGAGGCCGATCCGATGCGCGGGGCCAAGATTCTCGATGTCACCGGACGGACGACTTTTGAGCGGCGCGCACTATCGCCCGAAGAAACCGTCAAACTCATCACCACGGCCGGAACACTCAAATTGAATTGCTGCCCGATCTCCCCGCCGAACCGCGTGGCCCTGTACCTCGTCGCGCTTTACACCGGGTTCAGAGTGCAGGAATGCGCGTCCCTGACAAGATCATCGTTCCACCTGGACGATAAGTCGCCTTGGGTTTACTTGGCGCCCGAGGCCGCCAAGAACGGCAAGGAAGCCAAACAACCCATCGCCTCGGGAGTTGCCGCAATGCTTCGCCCTTGGCTCGCATCGCAACCCGCAAGAGGCCCGTTATGGCCCGCCGACTATCTTCACCATGTCGCCGCCAAGATGCTTCGGCGCGATCTGAAGGCGGCCAAAATTGAGATCGAAACCGATGATGGATTGATTGATTTCCACGCCTTGCGAACGACATTTGGCACTTCGCTGGCCCGCGCCGGCGTGCCAATCCAGCATGCTCAGCGCCTTATGCGCCACAGCACGCCAGAGTTGACCATGAAGTACTACACCAAGTTTCAGACCCACGACCTTTCATCGCAGGTCGAACGCCTGCCAGACATCTTCGGCTGA